ATTCTTTGGATTAATGATATTTCCATTCGTTTTAAGATTTGAGAATCCAGGGAATGGAGTAAAGATTGGACTAGATGTTGGTTCATTACCTACACAATAGAATGCTCTGATATCAGAGAATGTGTTAATGTATGCATTAAGATCAATTTTTAATGAAGTCGCAGAATTTTCTATTGAAAGTTCTCTAGAAATATATTGGAATGCTGAGGGATCAGAATCAATACTATTTACTCTAGGATCTGTAATGTAATTTGATATTGGATTATTAATTCTATTTGTAGACAGAATTGTATTCATCCTTTGAGCATCAATTACAGGACTTACTCTAGTATCAACAGAATTCAAGAATAATCTAAGAGTCATTGACTTATTACCAGGAACATTCGTAAGTTTTTGATCCTCATTAACCTTAGAGAATATTGCTCTTGGTGTAGAAAGGAAATTGGGTTTATTTAATGTAATGGATTCAAATCCATTATCAACAAACGGAATTTCATTTCCACTAATTCCGGTGCTTGTTGTAGATCTAAACTGAGCACTAATTGTAGAACCTTGAACAGTCTGAGACTGAATCATTGGAGTTATAATCTCATAAGGAATATTTTGAGATGCTCTAATTCCATATCCACCTGCTGACTTTGTATCTTTTATATACAATGCAGGAGCAGTATCTGTAAGTCTTTCAACACTCCGATTTAAATTAGTATTACTTCCCCTAGTAAACACTTCTGCAGTGTTAATCTTAACATAATAAGAATCTAAAGTGATTGGATTAGATACAGTAACATCATTCATATTATGAATTTTATTAATTCTTGCCAAGTTAATACCAGACAATTCATACTTATAAACTAATGTGCCAATTGGATACGATGCAGCATTTGCTCCCCTTATAATGTCTCCACCAATAATATTACTACCAGTAACTCCAGTATATTCAATAATTTCATTACCAATTTTTAAATAACCACTATTTGTACTGCCTACTGGGAAGTTTTCAAATTCTGCAAAATTAGCATTACTTTCTACTGTAATAGCTCCTTGAGAACCTGCTTGATAAGCAACTGTAAGTCTAGTTGGAACAACATCAGACTCAACACCAGATATTTCAACTCTATTATCATCAAAGTACATACCATGATTTACATGATTTACTTTAATGTGTGTGCCATCAGAATCATTATTAAATGTAGTTATTGAAGTTGGATGTGCTGGTCCAGGAGTATTACTGATAGAAAATGTAGTAAAACCGACAGTTGTGTCACTAGAAACATATTTTATTTCATTACTAGAATTTGTAACAAAATTACCAATTACATTATCTAATATCAAAGTATTTGTAGCAGCAACTCCAGCAACAGACAGTTTTAAGTCTCTTCCAATATTATCACCTGAAATACTAAGAACATCTCCTACTTGATATGCACTTCCACCACTATCAGTAGCAATTGTTGCAGCAATAGCAACTCCATTTTGGAATGTAATATCTGCACTAGCACCACTACCATTCCCAGATAACGTAGTCAACGATATGTTACGTGTTTCTGCACCAGTAGCAGGAAGATAACCAGCACCAGCATTAGATACTGTTAAAGTTCCTGTTGCAGAACCTCCGGCACCAACTAAATTACCGGTAGCGTTAGTTCCATCTTGTTGGAAAGTATTGCCCAATCTGTATGCATTAGAACCATCATCTGGTGCATTAAGAACAATTTTAATTTTTCTAGACTTTAATTCTAAAGAATCTGGAAGCAGATTTGGAACCTGTTTATTGCCTCTTGTCAAACGAGGATTATACAAATCAATGGAACCAGAAGTTTCAAATTCTGCTCTATAAAGTGTGAATTTAAGATCTTCCCATTGACTTGCTTCCCATCCAGAAGCATTCTGAGATTTAAACAGTGATCCTAAGAATGGTTGAGAAGAAATTAATGTATCTGTGAGGAAATCTTCCTGACCAATTCTCGATACAAATGTAGTATATTTTGTAGAATTAGTAGAAAGGCAAATTGCATATTCTTTCCTACCCTCAAGGTAAATTGGTGCCTTAAATGTAAATGATGTAGCAATTGAACTGTCTGTTGAAATTGAAACTTCATCAGGATCTAAAATTACTTCTGACATGGGAAGAACTCTAGAAGTAGGAATTCCACCTTCTACCGTTCTAATTTGTAAAGTGATAGGAATATCCATATCATCTTTTTCCTTAAAGAAGATATCACATCTTGTAATAAAAATACCAGTTTCATCATCAACTGTGAAAGTTTGTGCAAGTGGATCATACCAAGCAGTAATAGTTTCAGGGGAAGTTCTATTAACTACACTAGTTCCTACTATTTGGGTTCCAGATGATCTACTTACAGTCTGCTGTTCAAATTCTTTTCTATCTTCAAGTCTAACATTTCTAACAGAACCTTCATTTTGAATAATGCCGGTAGCAGAATATGCTTCCGATGCAGTAGTAGTTACATTTTCAGCATCATTAATATCACTACTAGAAAGAGTAAATGATCTAATGCCAGATTCAAACCTTGGATGATATGAAGTAATTGTTTCTGGAATATAAAAACTGCCAATAAGTGATGATTGATTGTCAACAACTAATTTTAAATCTGATACTGTTGCTGTAGCACCACTGCTTTCTCCAACCAGTAAAGTTCCAACTTCAATATAACCATAATACTCACCTTGAGTTTCATTTGATAAAGAATACGTATCAATATTTAAAACAGTTGATGTAGAATTATATGAAGAGGCAATTAATTGTCCATTATATGGATTTTGCTCATAAGTTCTAGTTGCAGAATTATATTCTCCTTCTTTATGATTAATTTGTGCAACTCTTGCATAGAATACAGGTGCTGAAATGCCTTTCTTCAAAGGAACACTGCGTACATTTTCACCAACAGTAAATGTACCAGATGTCATTGTAATTTCAATGAGTTTTGGAGTACAATATCTAGAAACATCAATTCCATCAAAATATGGATAAACTTGAGTTCCTGGTTTTAATTTTTTTGAATTAAATTCAATATTTCTAGATCTCATAAATGGAACGAGATCTCTACTTACAGTTCTATCATTAATAGAAGTTTTTTCATATTCTTCATGAACAATAGTTCTTGTTCCACCTCTAGATTCTGTTCCAAGATCAAATGTTTCTTGGAATTCTTCCTGAGAAACAGTAGTAGAATTTCTTCTTACCCACTGACCAGGACCAGATGTTCCATCAAGTTTTTTAGTAGATTCTGAAACAGCATCAGTTGCTGCTCTACTTTCAGACTCAACAGTATCTAATACACCAGTCCAATTAGTTTCCCATGAATCCCAAAGAATAGGAACAAATCCGGTTTGAGGATCTAATTCATTTGTTCTCTCATAGTAATCAACTGTAGCAGCATAATTACCCTCAGTCTCAATAATTCTAGTTTGAACCCTGACAGTATCGACCCAAGTATCTGATGCAGGAGTAAGTTCAATAGTTCCCTGCCAAAAACTGACTGTAAATGGTGTTATAGTTTCTGAACGAGTTGCAAATGTTTGTTGTAACCAACTAACTTCTGAATAGTTGAGAGTGACGATATCACTACTTCTAGAAATATTCTCACCTTCAATAACATTAAATTTAAAGTCTGTAGATGAATCAACTCCTTCAACTGGTCCAAATATTAAATCAACTGAATTTGTATAATGTTTTGGTCTAAGTTCTTTATTTTTTCTATCAATAGAGTTATTAATTGTTGATTTTGTTTCCTGTGATTTAAAAGAATTAAAATTGTCTACAAAGAAACCACTTTTAAATCTATTAAATCCATCTGAATCTGGAATAAATGCACCTTCTGTTTTAGACTCAAGAAGAGATAATGAAGTATAATATTCAAGATTTCTAATTCTATTTTCAAGTTGTTTGATATCAGACATTCTGTATCTCTTATGCTCTAAGAATTTTAGAGATGCCTGCTCTGGGTTAAAGAGATATGGAGGTAACTTAATTGATGCAATCTCCATTGCATCATCAATTGCTACAGGAGGTTCTGGTTTTTCTGCAGGAGTTCCAAAAACAACTTGGAACTTTCCATCTTTTGTGAGGAATAGTCTGTCAATTCTACCAAGATAGAATGAAAAATCAAATACTAAATTTTCGTTTGAAGCAAGAATATTTGCTGCAGAGTTTCCAGATTGATTAAATGTTCTTCCCTCAAATTCTAGTGGAGAACGTGCTCCTTCAGTAACTGTGTAATCTGAAACTCTTGGTCTAATATCAATAATATCACTATTAGAAATTCCATCAATGGATTGAATTTCTGTTGCATAGTCAAAAGCAGTATAACTTTCTATTGTTGTAACATCACCAGTATCACCTGCATCATACTTAGCAGAAGCAAAATATATAATTATTTTTTTAGTTGGTGTGGAAGAAGAGGATCTTCTTCTTAACGAACTATGACCATAAATGGTTTTTCTTTGACCTGTACTAAATGTATAATTTGAAGAAATATTAAAACTTTCTTCAACAATAACACTGATAATACCTTCAACTAAACTATCTTGGAAAATAACTGTTTCACCCTCAATAAAATCAATTTGATTTTTAGTTATAAAAGATACACTTAAATTATCAGGAGTTCCTACAGAAACAGCAATAGCTCCACTAGTTTGACCAATAAGTATTTCTCCATTAATAACGTCTTGTGTTGTAGAAGTTTGACTAGTTACTGAAGAGAATGTCATTTTTGGTGCAATAGGATCTGCAGATCCGCTTGATTCAAATACACCATGAATTTCTAAAACATCAGGAGAGTTTATCGAAATAATTTCATCTTCGACTCTAGTTCCGAAAGGATAATTTCCATGCTCAAGACCATTATTCAGAGTTGTTGTGCCAATACCAGATCCTTCAAGTTTTGATTTATTTACAATTAAAGAACTTACATTGACTTTATTTTTAACTTTTGATCTTAATGTTGTTTTTCTTAAAGTAGCAACTAATTTTGCTGAACCTGCACCACCAGCAATATTAAATATATTTAAAATTCTAGTGCTAGGTGCATTGAATGACATTTTATTTTCTGTCAGTTCAATTGTTTCTCCAGTATCAGTTCTAATAAGGGAATATCTGTTTGCAGTAAATGGTAAAAATACCTCACGATCTCCTGCATCTATTGGCGTCCCTGTATCAATAGTTCCATTTGCTAAAATATTTACATCAAAAACTTTTCTAATAGTAATTGAAGACTCATTAAGGTCTACAGTAGCAACATTTTGTTTAGTTAATTTTGTATATAAAGTATTATCTGAAGATTTATCTAGAGATGTTCTCACAATATCCATGTCAGAAACATTAATAAAATTTGATCCTGGAAGACTTCCGTTTACAACACCAGGAACTGTTTGAACTCCTTGTACAGTAACTCCAATGCCAGTTTGAACGGAAGTTACTTTAACCATTATTTTATCAGTGGAAGTTCCAAGATCTGAATATGTAAGCAGATCTCCAACTTTAACAGTATCTAAAAATCTTGGATTGGCACTTTCAACATTTCCTGCAGAACTAACAGTTGCAACGCCAACACTAAATGTTTTTGTTTGAACAACATCTCCACAAAAAGTATTGAAACCAACTAATCCATCTTCCGTACCATAAACTGATTTGACATCTGCAACAGATTTTTCTGTAACTGCAATAGCAATTCTACCATCTTGATTTCCGTTAAAAATAAGAGGTTCATTTTCAATAAAAGATCCATTTCTTTCATAAACTGTTACAGCAACACCAGCAGACACAGCATGTCTTATAAATCCAGTGGCTCCACTATTAGCACCTTTAACAAAAGTAGGAATTGTTAATGTATGTGCTTGATTTAATGTTAAAAATGTAAATGGTTGAACATCAAATAAAGAAAGACCCCATTCATTAGTATTTGCATTATCTGTACTATACGAACCAGATTCTAATCTAAAATCATAAATTCTAGCAAGACCAACTTCATTTCCTGCTGCAAGTTCTTGGTCTGAACCACATCTTTCATCTCTTAAACTTACTACGTAAGTATTACCAATTCCAATACCTGTTGCAGGTGTTCTGTATACTCTATTTAATTTAAATGTAGAACCAGTATTATAAGATAAAGATTCAGCATTAACATCATTTGTTGTTCTTGGTTTTTCAACATCAATAAATGTTGGTGTTGAAGTTTCAATTTCATATCCTTTTACATATGCCTTACCAGATGAAATCTTAAATATTGCTAAATCATCAGATGCTAAAGAACCCCCATAAGTAAAATCTCCACTTGCAAATAATCCATTATTACCAAGATTATTATTAAGCGAATTAAATACTGATACGTCAAAGGGTTTTACTGTATAATGACCACTCTGCTCAAAAGTTCTTTGTGCCAGAGTATCCATCAAGTCTTCACGAAAAACCTGGTTTGAACCAGAATTTGTATTTTTAATTTGTGTTCTTAAAACACCATCTTCAATTACTGCTAATTCTATAAAATTATTATCATCAAAATCATCAAGTGGTTTTTTAAACAGACTTACTGAAATTTTTAATCTATCTGCGCCAGGTGCCGAATAATTATTAAAACCCTGAGAATTGTCATTTAGAGTTTCATCTAAATCAGAAGTTATTATTTCTTCTCTAATTTGAAGACCAACTCTATAATTAGGTCTATTTGTATATTGATCTAGAATTAAAGTTTCAGTATCTACCTGTATAAAATGCCCTCTAATAAAATATACTCCTTGCTGAATTTGGAATGCAGAACCAATAGAACTTGCATTCTGAGGTATTGTTACAGCAAAAGGACTATTTGCAGGAATTGTAGAGTTTCCTAAAAGATTAGAATTAATTGAACTGCTACAAACTAATTCTTCATTATCAAAAAACTCTTGTGTTAAATTATTTGCAGTATTTGCATTTATATAATTTACATATAAAGTCAAATTTCCATTAGCAGAATCTATAGGAAGAAGAACACTATCAACAACTGCGGTCACTCCAGAAGTTAAACCAGTTATTTTTAATCCTATAAGTTGATCTGCATATGCAGATACAGGAACACCTTGATATGTATTATTCAACTGAACATTATAATAAAGTTGAGTATATCCTGTATTACCAGGAATTACTTTAGATCCTTCTTTAAAAAAATGTTGACCAAATTTTTCAATCTGATTCTGCAGAATTGATTGGAGATTTGTTAGCTCCCTTGCCTGAACTGGATATCCAGGTTTAAATAGAACTTTGTGGAAATCACTGGACGGATCGTAATCATCAAAATATGGCGATACGTTGAGATTAGTTTGTTGTGGCATAATCCTTTAGAACTGCAAGATAATTTTTATGTCTTCTTTTTGATTTGACGATCTAAGAATAGAAGGTCGATTGTCAACGTAAATGATATTACCAGATTGTTTTTGAACTTCTGGTAAAGCAATACCGTCAGTGAAATTAAGACCATAATAATAGGTCCTATTATTTATTACGGTAGAAGCACCTGTAAAAGTGTTATCAATGGTTAAAGTAGAATTATTACCATTATCTGGTACAACTGTAAGAGATCCTCCAGTATCTGGAGCACTTGTAAATTCTGCTAAATCATATCCATGTCTTGGAGTAATATTTTGTGTGCCATCAGAAGTATTAAATCCAACAAGATATCTGTCTTGCCAAAATTTAAGAATCCCTGTTGTTTGATCGTAATTAACTACTCTACCAAAAGCTGTTGTTCCCGTTGCAATAGTTTGAGAAACAATTGTATTTACAGCAAACTCTGCAGTACTGTAACCAGTTCCTACAAGTTTTAAAGCACCAACAGCACTTGCTTTAGGTTTATCAAGAATTGTAGATGAATTGAATTCAGTAGGATTTTCTACAATACCAACTCTTGCAATTTTATTGCCAGTAATAAAATCGGGATTTTGAACATCATTTTCGATTCTTGCATAAAGCAAAAGATTAGATGCTCCCAATTCTCTGTATATATCAAATCCATGACCACCTTGAGGTGGAATAATAACATCAAATGTTGGTCTAATTGTTCCTGTAGGAACAGAACCAGCAACTAAATCTACAGTTCCATATGTATATCCAGATCCCTGATTTGATACCTCTACTGATGCAATTTGGGAATTTTCATCTACGGTAATAGTACATTCTGCACCGGTTCCGTCTCCCTTAATAGGAACATTTCGATATTGTAAATTTGCTGCCCCAACATTTAACCCTTTATTTTTTATTGTTACAATTTTAATTGAACCATTAACAGCGTTATCTCTTACAAGAGCATTATCTGAAGATGTTGCCCAGTTATTTGGAACTGGCATAAATTCAGTTGAATCAAATTTGATAATATCTGAAGGACTTAATGTATAGAGATATTTCCAAATATATCCATCTCCACTAGAACCAGCAACTCTTGGTTCTAAATCCGTAAATAGTGGTTCATCTAGAGATGGTTTACCTGTAGGGTTATCTGGACTTGTTCCATTCTGTAAACAAATATAGACTCTAAAGTCTCTATTCATTACATAAAAGAATGATGAATATAAATTAGTTGCACTTGAAACTGCAGCAAGATTATTAATACTATAATCATGACGATACATATCATATTTTGCACCTGAAGCCCAATTTCTTTTTGGTACAACATGCATAATATCCGAAGAGGTAATCCTCTTCATAGCAATCATAGTATCCCAATAATCATTCTCTTGATTAAAATTATCTTTAGGAGCAGGAGGTGCTGCTTCCCAATTAGGATCAAAATCAACAGAATTGGTCAATCCAACAAAAGTGTAATAAGCATTGGAAGTGCTTAATACACCATCTCGAAAATTTTTCGCATTTAAAATTCTAATTTGATCTGTAATTATTGCAGACATTTTGCCACAGTTTTTTCTTTATTTAGTTATAAAGTTTAGTCGTATCTTACAAACGCCAAAGGTCTTTCTCTAACAACAAGTGGTGCGGTGGTAATACCACTTACTCCTTGTGAATTATATGAAGTATATGAAGTAGAACTTCCTCTACTCTTAACAACAATTCTACCCCAACTGTATGAACCTTGATACATTGATGTAGTCATTCCAGTAGTTCCATCCCAATTTGCGTCAAAATCAAATCCTGAAGGAGGATTATCAACTTTTGCACGAACTCTTGCGGTTGCCGTACCAATTCCACCTACAACTCTAGGTTGTCCAACCACTTCAATTACTTCATAAACACCATCAATAAATGTAGTGCTTATACCAAGAACATTACCAGAACCATCGTAACTTGTAATAGAAGTAACTGACGCTCCAACATTAGAATTGTAGATAGTAAATGCATCTCCCTGCTCAATCGAAGAAGTGGTTATAGCAAATCCAACATACCTAGCATCATTGAAAACTTGATCTTGTTCTGGAATAAAGAGGTCAAATAATGCAAAAGTTTCTCCTGAAATTGAGGTTGTTGCAAATCCAACAACAGTTCCAGAATCTCCTCTATAACCATCTGGGAAATATACTTCACATTCTTCAATTCCTGCTGCTTGTGGAGGAGAAATAAGAACACTGGGTATTGATGTAGTAGTATAACCAACTCCACCGTCAGTTATTGTCAAATTAGTAACAACACCATTTGTTAAAGTTGCAACTGCTGTTGCGGTTCCAGTTGTATTAATACCAGTACCATTTGTACTTGCAATACTTACAGTGGGAGTTGTAAGATATCCATGCCCACCATCAGTTAGTGTCAATGCCGAAATAGTTCCGGCAGTAGAGACTGTAGCAGTGGCAAAAGCAGGTGCTATTTCATTTTGTGGATGAATCTTAATCTTATTCTGAGCTAGTCTTCCTTGAACAGTATCAAATTCGTTACGTTGGTTAAATAGTGGTCTTGTAGTGTTAACACTAAATACGGTTCCACCAACACTAACAGGTTTAATCAAATATGCATTTGGTAAAATATTTGGTTCGTAGAATGTTCTTGCTTTAGAAATACCCAACCCGTTAATAATTTTATCTTCAGTTTGGCGACACCAATCAACTGGTCTAATTAAATCAACATTATCTGTATTTCCAGGTCCAAAATATGGAAGAGTTTCTACAGTATCTGTTGATTCAATATCTGTAACAGTTCTCTTAAATTCATCTAAAATAATATCAGTTGAATTAATTTCAAGAGTATCACCTTCTTTTACAGTTTGTATTACTTCAGTTCTAATAACATCAGTGCCTTCTCCATTACCTTTATAGAAGAGAATTCTCAGGGAATCACCTTCTCTAGGTGCTTCTGTAAATCTAATTCTATTGCCACCAAAGAAGAAATATGATTTTCCTGGAATTTGAAGAACATTATTTAAGAATACTAACAATAATTGATTGGGATCAATTTTTGAATTTTTTGCTGCAATAATAGAGAGTCTAAGTCCATCCCTAAACAATGGGAAGAATTTTCTCCTACCATCAATATAATTATCAACATTATCAAGAAGTTCTAGTTCACCAAAAGCCCAACCGTTAAATGTATCATCAAAAGTTTTATCAACAGTGAGTTGGAATTCTCTAAAGTTTGTCATCGTTGGAATTCCAGTCAATCCTCCAGTCTGTACTGTTAAAATTTCTCCATTACCATATGCATAACCATTATTTGTAAAGTTAAAGGAAGTTATACTAGAACCATTACCAACTTCAATATCAACTCTAGATTCTGTACCAAGACCAACTATTGTATTCTCATTAGAGAATATCAAAGGCATATTGGCATATGGTCTTGGATCATCAAATATAATTTGAGGTACAACCTGATCAGTTCCAACACCAACATTAAGATTATATCCTGGATTAGTAATGGTAACGTTTTCTGAAATATGTCCTGTTCCAGTTATGACAGTTGCAAAACCAATATGTTGAATGGACGTGGATGCAGTGCTAACAACAGCACCCTCATCTGCAGAAACAAATGTATGTGTATATTGTCCACCGGCACGAAGAGCATTTGCTGTCGCACTTACAAAGGTATGTGAGTAATTACCACCAGATATGACTGCACCTGCTGCCGCCGATACAAATGTATGTAATGAGGTATCTGATGATGTACCAACATCTAGAGTAATGGTTCCAGCTGCTTGATCTACAGCAGTAATATTTACGGCAGTTTGATACGCGGCATCTGGAGTGCCAGCGTTAGCACCCTCACCAGAAGCGCGAGGATATGTCTTCTGAACAGTATGACCATCAAGAGCACAAGTGAATGTTAATGAATTGTCAGCAAGTCTAACTGAAGTTCCGGCTGTTAAAGTATGAGATCCAATTGTTAATTCTAAAAGACCAGTTGAGGGAGTATATGTTGCAGCAGTAGGAGTAAAGTTAACAAGAGGCGAAGCACCAACGTTAACTGTAATTGTTCCAGCTGCTTGATCTACAGCAGTAATATCAAGAGTATTATTTGCTGCTGGGTCAGTTGAGCGAGGATATGTCTTGGTTGCTGTATTGCCATCCATTGTACATGTAAAGGATAGTGAATCAGTTTCAAGACTAATACCTCTACCAACAGCAAATCCATGATTAGCTCCAATAGTAAGAGTAGTAATCCCTGTTATTGGAGTATATTCTGCATTTGTAACATTAAAATATACAAAGGTTGAAAAACCAACAAATAGTGAAACTTGTTGATCTTGAACATTTTCAATCCTTAAAGGTCTTCTACTTGCATTAGTGTCAAGATTTGGTCTAGGATATGATTTAACTCTAGTATTATTGTCACTACTACAAGTAAATCTTAAACTATTATCATTAATTGTAATATAATCGCCTTGATTTAATTCATGATTGTTTGGAAGTGTTATAGACAGAATTCCAGTTGTACCATCATAATCTCCATCTAACACATCATAAGTAAGACCTGAAACTGCTCCTGAACTAATATTACTAGTAGCAGCACTAACGTTAACAATACCATATGGTAAAGTAACTCCAATACTTACAGGCGTTCCAGTTGGAATAATAAATTCAGAAACTTGTTCTGGTCTAATTTGAACAAAAGTGGCACCAATACCATTAAGTCTTGTTGCATATTGTGCTCTATATGTTCCAATACCAATATATGCATTATTTCCATCATAAACTTCATTCAATATACCGAATACGCTATTTAAATTTTCTACAAAAATATTTGTTGTACCAGCAGCAACTAGATGATTTGTTTTTGTAATAATTTCATGATATTCTTGAGATCTATAACCACTTCCAGTAAAACCAACACTAACATTTGTTACTGTTCCTAATGCACTTATACTAACTGTAGCAGCTGCTGAAACAAGAGGTTGATATCCTAAACCTTCTGTAGAACCAACAGATTGAATAACACCTGCAGCAGGGAAACTACTAATTCCAACATCACTTCCAAGATCTCTGGCGTCTCCATTAAATACTGCACTGGTAAAACCAACAGTCTCTTCTCTTAATCTATAATCTTCTTCAACTGTAATTCCTGGCAGTTGAAATACACTGTTAATTAAAATAACAGCATTATGACTAGCAATTCCACTAATATTATTTCCTTCAGTTGTTTGTATCTCAAAGGTATTTTCAAGGGCATTAAATTTATCAGATACATCTTTAAATACATGATTGCGGGAATATGTATCTTGTACTTCATTAGGAATTCTCCCTCTCATATAACTTCTTCCATGGAATGAAGAACCTTTAGAAATTTTATTCCAATCAATTTCATTAGGATCTGAAGGATTTGCTACAGGATCAAGACCATAAGGTGCTTCTGCAAAACTTATCGTGCTATCAATAATATTGTAATTACCACTAATTTTGGTAATTACATCTCCAGAAGCATGATTAGCAAATCTGGTTCCAAGTTTTGCTCTTCTAACTCTTACTTTATTTGGATCATTATTAGCACCAACACCAGAAATTTTCATAATTTCATCATTAATTTGAATGAAGTCACCTCCAAAGAATGAAGTAACTCCAACAAATTCAAGAATGTCTGTTGTAGAAAGTGCAGTAGCATTCAAAGAACTTGTTATTGCTGTAGAAACAATTGGACTCTGAATAATATTATCAATGGTAACAATAACTTTTGAATTTTGTTTAGTTGTTAAGAATCTATGTGAAGTTCCACTTCCTACGTTTGTAATATTAATAAGAGTTGGATTTGGTAGTTGTGCTTCTGCAGCACTGGTAGTTAATCCAATAGTATTATCATCAACTTTAACCATATAAAGATTTTCTCCACCATCAGGAAGTAACTCAGTTAATCCAATTGCAACTCCATTAGGTTTAGATCCAGTGATAAATGTTTGACCTATACTAATTGCAGAATTTTCATCGTTAATATCATTTCTAAAGTAACTAACTTGTTCTCCAGAAACAAAGAAGTGATTAGCAAGTTTAATAGTATTGTTTGTAGTATCAACAATATTAGAATTTCCTCCATCAAACCAATATTCAAAAATATCTTGTCCTTCGTGAGTTAAGTCAAAATCAGTTTTAATAGCATTAAATGTTCCAACATAATCGTCTCTATCAGTAGTGATAAGACCATTATTAAAATCAATAATTGTATCAACATCATCTGCTGTTTCTGATTTTAAATGTTGTGCAAAAACATTTACCTCTACATCTATATTTGGAATTGGTGTGAACTGTATTTCAACAGCAAATCCGGTGTCATCTATTACTGCACCAAACGTACCAAGACCAACAGATGAAGTTCCTAAATTAGCAAACTCTGTTAAATATACCTCACTACTTACACCAACAGCGTTAATAGTGTCAAGAGCGAATAATTCTACAAATTCATGTTCATTATTAGTTTTATCTGCTACATGAACATAAAGTTTTGCTGCATGGAATTCTTGGGAATTTGCAATATATCTATAGTCATTAACGGTTGTAATTCCAGGATTCGTTGCAGCTGCAATAACAGTCGATTGTGTTTGCATTCTACTATGGACCATATTAAAATCAGTAGAACCATTAACAGCAGTTTGTGCTATTCCGATTTGCATCGTATTGATAACAGCAGTTGTTCCAATACCAGCATTAGGAACATATTCTACAATAAAATTATTACCATCAAGATATGGATAAAAAGTACCATATCCTATAAATGCAGCAGTGTCAGTACCACTTCCAAGTTGAGTGAACAGAGATGCATATTCTCCAGAAGATACTATATTAGTTCCATCATGAATAAAATTAATTTGAGAGAATTGGAACTCTTCATTTTGTTCTCCACTGTCTGGATTTATCATAACCATAACAGAAACAGAATTATAAGTGCTTCCAATAGAAACAATAGTAACACCTGTCCCAACAGCATTAAGTTCTGTGCTTGATGTGTTCACTATAGCAACATCACCAAAAGCACTGCTTCCTATACCAACAAAACTATCATCAAGTTTATAAGCAACATACGAAATATTAAGATCATTAAATGCTACTTTGTCTGGTTCGGGATGATATTGTATCTGTCCCTGTCCTTGATCAATTGCAAAATCAAATGCTCCCATATCTTTAACTGTAGACATTACAGCATATTCATTAGTATATCCATAAGACCCATCATGAATAACATCAAAAATAGAAACTTGTCTTTCCGAAGTAAATCTTTGATCTCTTACAAGAGTGATAAATCTTAAAAATCTTGTGCTATCAAGATTAAATGTTTCGATATTAACAAATTCTTCAGGTCTGGGACGATGACTAAACTGATCACTAATATCATCGATTGATAAAACTCTATTGCCAACCGCTTGATCAAATGAAGAAATAAGTCTGCTTTCAAAAACAATTTGAGTAGAGACAATACTATCATCACCTATAGAAATAGAATTTTCACCAACTAGATCAAAATCATTGACACAATTAAGGTCTACCGTTTCTACAATATCTTTAATTAAATTAATGTAAGTAGAACCTTGTGTTGGTGAAGTATTAATTCTAAGACCTCTCTCATAAGATTCTAATTGATAATTTGCAAATTTCTTATATCCAGAAACATGATTCATTGAAGATACTGGATCATTCCATGTCTGCAGTGGAATAGTTGATTTTAATGAATATGAAAAATTTTGATAATAGTCATTATCTGGAATTCTTTGGAGATCATTATTTAAGAATCCTGCAATTTCTTTCCAACCTTTATTTTGTCTGATTATACTGCCATATTTTCCATATTCTTTAAATGGGAATAAGTTTTCACCAACTGTTCCAATAGATTTTGAAGTTTGTCCAGTAATATTTTCGCCTGCAACAAATTCATCGGTAGAACTAATTTTAAGAATTGAAAATTCTTTATCCCAATCTTCTACTATTGCAGTTTTACCGTTACTTTTTATTATCTCTTCAGTAATAAATTCATTCTTTTTAATTTTTATATCAAAAGTTGGAAAGTCTCTTTGTGGAAGTAATCTTGTAGCTGAATTAATTTTATCATATGCAATAACACTTTCAGTATCTTCTAATTGATCTGCCATACTAAATTTAACAGATCCTGCTCCACCACCAAAGTTTGGATCTATTTCTGTAATTGTATATAATTTATAGTTGTGCTCGGAACTATTAAATCCTCTAGAATTACCAATACCAGGATTAGAACCCTCAATCATTAATTTTTCACCAACAACAAATGGATAATAATCTCCTGTAGAATATTCTGTTCTTACTACTGCTGTAGCAATTTTTGTTGATGAATCGTATGTAATACCTGCGCTAAGTTGACCATTATCAACAGGAACTCCTCCACCAGAATTTACTGGATATATTTTTGGAATGACATTACTCATACCATAAGTATTTCGTAATATAGTTACTTCAGAACTTGTGCTAGTATATTCTAAA